CACCCATTCCAAACGCCAAACCCATTTCAGTTGGTGATATTACCCCAGGTGTATTCCCAAGTAGCTTACCATGTCTATAAATCTCAGGCGTCGCCACAAAACCAGTAAATATAAGTCCTCCCACCGTCATACTAACTCCCTTCGTCGACATAATATCTATAGCTGAATTTCCTCTGTTACGTTTATTTTGAGCTGTTCCACTCAAACACACTCCAAGTAATATTATCATTAAACATCTCATTAGTACGATCGTTTTTCATTCGGATCAATTCCTTGGACCCAAGGTTCAATTCCATTAGTTTTCATATTCCTATACACTTTTAAAGCCTGTTCAGGTGAATCTCCTCTTCCTACATAAATTAAGGAACGTCTATTCCAATAATCCCTATAATCATCTCTAGAGAAACAATGCCATTTACCTGTCATCTCATCAAACCTAAATAATAAATCATGTACCTTTTTCATTTTTATTTTTTTAATTATTAAGCACTTATATCATCCTCATCATCAAACAATGAATCATCATAAGGTCTCCCATTAATAGCGTCCCAAAATCCTCTCCAAAACCCGAAGAAAAACCATCTAAATATAAACAGTGTTATCAATATAGCTATTAAATATTTCATTTATTGCATCGTTAAATTATCCTCACTAGCAACTAAGCTACCTAATAATTGATTCTCATCCTCTAATCGTAATACCTCATCAAAGCATCTACCATAATCCTCTAACAGTTCAACATATTGATCCGCTAAGGTATCTCTCTCATGTTTTATTTGATTCATTTCCTTAACCAATTCATTGTTTTCTCTATTTGTGGTGCGGTTTTCTCCTAATAGCCAAACACAACATATTATGTTTGTTATTATTAATACCATTATTATTTTTATCTTCATTATTTAATGTGTTTTGTATATACGGAGGGTAGGAGTTGGTTATGTTAAAGAAACCTTTCGGATTTTTTATTTGGCTGGATTATATTGTTATTCTCCCTTATCAAATTTTTTTAGCCTATTATTGTATTTTAAAAATAAATGTCTGTCTATCAAATCAACATTCCCTGTTAAGCATGCTTGCCTACAAATTTTACTTCTCATTTCAATGACAGATTTTTCTAAATATGATCTATGTTTTTTCATTCGTAAGTACCTTCCTACTCTACTCATTTATATTTTTGTTTATTAATTATTTCCTTTCTTATTTTTCTCCAATATTTTTTTAAGGCCCTTCTATATCGCCTAGCGTAACGCTTGTTTTTAATCCATTCAAGTATGCCTACTTTCTTGTTCTCCACCACCTAATTAACTCAATGATTAAAACAATAGGCACAACAACTATTCCTACTAATGCTAATAATATGTCTCTTATTTTTCCTCCCATACTGTGGGTTTTTGTTTCAAGCGTTTTATTTTACTTAAAAGTCTCCAATTAATTCGATCCCAATAATCCTCCATCTCACACTTCAACTTCAACGTCATATTCTTCCTTGACATACTTTAATTCTTTTTTAGTAAATAACTCTGGACTATCATTAACGATCTCATCAACATTATTTTGGAAGTATTCTTCAAATGTATCATCCAAATAAAGTTCATCATACAAATCCTCATCAATATAAATTGAACTAATCTTATCTTCATCTATACTCTGCATGATTTGCTCTGCAATATCATGTTCATAGTAGTAAAGATTTTCTCTTACACTAATCTCATCCTTAGTATATTTAAAAACATAAACATCATAGCCATCCGCTGTTGACTCTGAGAAGCAATGCATCTCACAATTTTCAAAATCATTTATATCGGTTTTAATATCACAATACAAATACTCACCTACTATTTTTCTATAATTCAAATCCAAAACGTTTAAAATTTTTTAGGTTAATATCTTTATTTTCTTCACTTTGAATTGGCTTAGTTACATTAGAAGTCAATTCAACATATTTAACAAAATCATCTAATGTAGCTCTCATTTCCTCCATTTTTTTAGGAGGCCAATCACCATAGGATTCTTCATCTATTAAATATAATTCTTTATAGTATCTTAATTTCTGTAGATAGGGGTCCCATTGATCATGCATAATTAGAAGTGTTTTTAATTTTTACTTTTTGTTGATTTTTTCTTCGCCTAGCATCTGCTTTGGCTTTTTTTTCTTTTATATGGCTTAAGGTTTCTCTCCAAGCACTTACGGTTTCGACAGTTTGTCTAATTGAATTTTTACTCATAATCTTTATTTTTATTTATAATATACAAATTTTTTTAACATTCTTCAAGTTTTTTTTGGATTTATTTTTCTAATGCTATAGGGTTTTACTTCATTATATGAATAAATCATTCTATATCTAGGACCTTCAACCCCAAATGAACCTCCTATCATGTGATGAATAGTACCTTCTCTAATTAGATTATCATGCTTACACTTATAATAAATCTTATCTCCACTTTGAATAGTATTCCCATCACAATCTTTTATAGTATCAAACTTTCTCATCTTTCTAATATTACAAATTCACCAAATGCATTATCAAACACTTCTAATAAATGCTCGTAATCATCTTCCATCATTTCATTTATAAGAGCTTTACCTTTATCTTTCCAACCTAATTGTGTTGCAAATCGCTTTGCATAAGCCATTAATGCATAAGCATTACCATCTGGACCTGTTAAATCTATTACTATAGGAAGTGTATTTTTTTGTTTTGGTTTAATCATCTTCGTTTTGGTTTATAACAAATTTCTATCAAATTTTGCTAATTCTGT